CTGTGCTGGAAGTCCTTTGACGCGATATTGTCCAGCCTTTTTTGCTACCATCTTAACTTTGAGTTCAGCAGTATCCATATCTCTACGGATGTCTTTTGTGCTCATGCTGGTAAGCATGGCATCGGTTCGTAGCGAAGTTAATTCTTCACTAAGTTCAAGCGTGATATAAACGCCACTTAAACCTGCCTGTAACCAATTTAAGGCTAAGTTCATCATGACCAGTGACTTACCTGAACCTGAACCACCAGCAAAAATGTTCAGTTCGCCGCGAGACATGCCACCATACATGACTTTATCAAGCTGTGGCCAACCGGTGCTTACCTGTCCGCCTGCGTTAAAATACTTATTCAGGCGTCCTTTAGGATCAGCAAAATAATCTGTTCCCATATCGCGCTGTAAAGAAATTTGAACGGCATCTTTGATTATTTTTTCTACAGGATTGAAGTCACCCTTTTCAAGCAAATCTGCTGCTTTTAAAATTGCTCTTTCAAGTTCTTGTCGTTTAGTGAATGATTCGAATTCCTCAAGAAACCATTCATGATGTCCATCATCTAAGCCTTCAACTTCTTCTATTTCTATACCAGTCGTGGCCTTGATTTGAATTGGATCAGGCATGACGTTGTATTTGTTAGTATGATCAATTAAAAATCTGGCTGCTGGTCTTAATGTTCTATCAAAATTGTCCGGATTCATAATGTTCATGACACGAGTATAAAGCTCAGAATCAGTAACCATCATTCTTAAAAAGAGAGTTTGTATACCTAAATTAAAGTCTTTGATCAATTTTTTTTCTTCCCATTTCCAATTTTATTCTGCTAGTTGTTGCGTTTTGTAGTATACTTAGTAGAGTAGGAAGTTTACCATATTTTATCAATGCATCATTCGCATCTTTGATTCCATCTTTCCACATCGGCAGACTCACGTGGAATCCAAATTCCAATGCCCTGTCAATTATTTCTAAACCAGATTTGTCCTGATCGGGAACAACTATTATTCGCTTTTGCAATTTGTGTAACATTACAGCTTGTTCATTGCTGATAGTGTTGTGCATTAAAGCACATCCTCCCATTGAAATTGCGTCAAAAATTCCCTCAAAAACCAGACATGTTTGCCATTCCGGCTTCTGTAAATTTGTGCCGAATACAAATCCGGGCTGCTGATTTTCATTGATGTACTTGGGAGTCCTGTCATCAAGATATCTACTGGTGTGACCTACCGTAACTCCGTTGTATATATAAGGAATAATTATTCTATTGGAATTTCTTCCTGTTTCATCTGGTGTTGCTTTGAAAACATAATCCTCCGTGCTTATCTTTCGTGCTGTAAGATAGCTCACATATTTGTCAAATGTTGGATTTTTGTCGTCAATTCTTACTGCGCCAGCGGGATCATCTTTTCTTTCAAATTTTATTACCGGCTGATTTTTTGGAGTAATTATAGTTGACAACCAAGATTTATGTTGAAGACTTTCCAGACTCCATCGTCCAATGTCTTCGTCGTCTGCACCACACCATAGTAAAAATTTACGAGTTTTTGGATAAATTGAATGTCCCAATGCAAAACTGCACTTGAAACCACAATTAAAACAATGATAAATCCAAGAACTATTTTCACCAAACTTGAAGCCACCGCGCATACGCTTGTCTGGCTTGTGTCCAAGATTGTGACAGCATGGAGCATTAACGCTGGTCCAACCACTGGTAGTTCGTTTCTTTTTTCCTGGAATCAACGATAAGATGTCAAACATTATGATATTATAACAGTTTCAAGACGTAATTTCAAGTGTTATAATAAATTAACGAGACAGAACGTTAGTTACTGCACCATTATTGCTCGTAAATGCTACACGAACATATGGATGATATCCCTCAACCACGTATCCGAACGTATCAGTAACATTTGAATAAGTGGTGGTAGTAATAGGATACCAATCTGCATCAACTTGGCATGACCCTTCTATAGTAACATCACCATTATACTGCTCATATGTTGCCTGAATAGTCAGAACTGGATTTTCGTTAGTGCTTATTACGCTGGTATAGTATGTGTTTGCGTTTTGTAGTTGAATAATATCTGAGATATTAGAATTGTCAAGATTAGGGAATGGCTGACCTGTAGGTATGGTGACAGTATTAGATGGAACAAAATATGGATATACAGAATTTACGATATTCATATCTCCACGAGCGCCAGCATTCTGATCTACAAAAACTGGAAAATTTAAATTACCAGAAGGAAATATAAGGGAATAGTATGCCTTTTGCGCGTCAATGTCTTGTATATCTGCTGTAGCAATATCTAATGACGCTATTCCATTTGCTGGCAATTTGAGAGTCAGCGTTTTGGACAATAAAATTTTACTACCATCATAGCTGATGATATTGCATGTTATTGCGAGACCCGTGATGTCAATAGGTTTTTGCTCTTGATTCAAGAATTGAAACTGAATGCTATTGTCAACGCCTTTATTTAGGGTTAACGGCTTGCTGTACTGTGGCATATATATCCTCGGTGAAAATCCTGATTGAAGAATAACAATTTGCCGTTGGGTATATACAAAAACAGAGGTGGCATATGACATATTATGATGTTATCCTTTTCGTTCAGTATTTAGTCAATAAATATTAAAATATTAAGTTTCATGTTCCAAACTAAATAATGTAAGTATATGGACAGTAATGAATTCTTTAAAAAACTGAGCGCAAATCACCCGTTTATAACGGTGTGTTCTTACGCGTCCCAAGATTACGTTGGGATAATACAGAATCGCGATGATATGGTCACGACCATATATGATTATGGCTCAATAGTTAATCCAGAATTAAGAAATCGTTTTTTAGAATTGGGTGAGATTTGGTGGTGGGAATCGAACAGAACTATCCCAATCAATCTCTTTTTAAAGAAAGATTGGGATGTGTTCAAACCTTATATAAAAACATTCAACAACAAAAGCTTAATAATACTTCACGGACCAGTCGTAAGTATTACTGATTTCTTAAAAAAGAGGTCAAAGAGACGTTCAATTACTATGGTAAAGAAGCTTCCTTAGTACCCCTTGTTTGGCATTCTTTCGCGCTTTAGTTTAAAAAATTGATCTTCTAACTTCCTGAGTTCAACAAGTCTCGCAAGCGTCCAATCAATAACTGCTGGCCTCATATCACCAACAAGCCCTACAGATAACTCTTCCTTGATTTTCATAAGAGTTTCTTCGGCCTCATCGTATGAAATTGGGTATTCTAAAAGATTTCTCATTTCAGCTTTCCTTTCTGCTCATTTTTTTCAAATGCTTTGTTCGCTTCTCTTTTGCCATTTTAAATGTCAAGTCACCAACTCTTTGATCAAAAGTAATTCCCAGTAGATGGTCATATTCGTGTAGGAAAACACGAGATTCTAACCCAACAAGTTCCCGTTCAATGACTTCACCTTTGGCATTTTGATACTGCACAGAGCACGATGAAGGCCGCTTAACCTTCATGAATAAGTCAGGGAAGGAAAGACATCCCTCCAGATCAGCAACATGATCTTCTGCTAAAGAAATTATCTTAGGATTGATACAAACAACCATTTTGGTAAAGTTGCCCATGATAAAGATGCGCTTGCTGATTCCAACTTGAGGTGCTGCAAGACCAACACCGCCGTTTTCAACCATGAACGTCACCATTTCCTTGACGAGTTCTTCCGGCGAACCGTCAACCTCAAAATCCCATTCCGATGAGACTTCTGATAGTTCAGGACTGTTTTCTTTGAGTAGTTCCATTATTAATCCTTGATTACTTTGCGAGAGTGTGCCATAATATATCACCTTCGTTTACCCAAACGAGAATAGCATCACCCTGAAGGTACAATTCATCACTCAAGCCTTCGCGCATTTCATCAAGAGTGGTTTTTCCGCCATTTGGTGCCTTTGCGTGTTCCCATCTTACTGGGGGAAGATGAAAACTGGGTGGAAGTTTATTATTCATCGTGTCAACACTTCCATCATTTTCTTCTTGGATTCTTGGTCTAACCGATAGTGATGTTCGTAGCGGGAGGCGATTCCAACCCCAAGAAAACATAAAGCACCCGCGATTGGAAAAACTATAAGTCCAAATTTAATCGCAAGAAATAAAAGTAATCCACTTATCGCAATTCCTGCCGTTGCAGACCCAATTACAATGACGGCATATCCAGCAACATCTTTAATCGCCTTGCCAAGAATACCAAAGTTAATCATCTTCACGTTCCTTCAACTTCCTCTTTAGAGCTTCGTTTTCACGTTTGATCTTGGAAATCTTTTCATGAGACCAACTGAGTTCTTCATAGTTGTCTATAATGGACGTAATCTCATCGCGATTGATTTCGCGCAACTCATCGCCTTCCGGTGTAACGAAAAGCGTGTTAGAGTCCCAGTCAAATCCGAGATAAACATGTTTTACTGGAACGCTTCCAGCAGGACCCATTTGTCCAACGCGAAATACAGGAATGACAACCTGCACTTCTTCTGGATGCCGATGACGAGATACAATATTATCAATCATTGTCTTAAGTTCAATCAGATTCATTAATACTTCCTTCCGATATCAGATTCATATGGACCACAACGAGTTGCGCATAAGATATTGCATGGCTACGTTTAAACTGATAGCCGTTATCATCTTTCTCCCAAACTGTTTGACTAATCTCTTTCCAAGTCTTACCCAATAGATGTCTCTTTGCAGGACGAATCGCAGCAAGAAACATGGCAAGACGAGGAATAGAATCAATCGGCTCAGGCATCCTCTGAATGAAGTCGTAACTGTTGTTGAGGTGAATCAATTGTTCCACGAACGAACGATTCTTGAGCATGGACCAATCTGGGTCTCGCATCAACTCAACAAGATGTTCTTCATTTTTCACATAGTTATACACATGAACATTAAGCAAGTCAAGCTTAAAATACCCACGGCTTTCTGCTTCTTTGTAATCTAATGCAGACATTTCATGGACTGGATCATACGGAATTTCAGTGATATAAACGCCAGTAGCATGTCTGCGTGTAGGAGAGCGTTGATCGCTATATTTTTCATTGACTTTTGCATTTCGCATACCTGCAGGGATATGTTTTATAAGTGACAAAATTTTGTCACGGTCGCCCAAATCAATGTCAATATCACTATCAATATTCATGCGAGGTGAGTAAATCCAGCAGCAATTAATTTTTGATAAGCTTTTTGCGCAATGAACGCTTGACGTTCAGCATCTTCTACGGCAATGTGACTGGTCACATAATCGTCATCCTTGACGTTCACGTTAGCAATCTTATACAGTGTGCGACAATCACGAACTGCCCAATGTCCATACGGAATGTTGATGCCGAGTTGTCTCCATGCGCTCTCAATTATTGATACATCAAATGTTGCACCATTTGACCAAATGCCGTCCGTGTTCCAACAAAACTGTGCCAGTTGTTCCATACAGTCTTTAAACGGAATACGACCATGCTCGCCCATGGCCCGTTCAATAGCTTCTGGCGTTTGCTGTTCCCACCATTTAAGCGTTGATTCACTGATTGTTCGTTTATATACATCTGATTGCTCTTCAATCATTGGAAGCAACTGCAATCTTTCAATTATTCCATTACCACTTGGATTGAACTTGACTGCACCAACAGATAGAATAACAGAATCTGGTGTAGTATCTAAGGTTTCAAGATCAATCATTACATTTATAGGCATATTATTTTAACTCCATTTTAATAGAAAATAAGTGTAGAGTTTTTCATCTACTATTTCAAATTTGTCAGTAATACGACCGCCGACTATATTCATTTTGATCCCGTAGTTTTTCTCTACGTATTCCTCAAACTCATAAGCATCAAACTGGCCTGCAAGTTGGTTCAGAGTTGCCATATATTCAGTGCGAATATGCTTTAATGCTCCCCAATAATCCCAACGTTTTTTACGAAACTCGATGTCAGGATCATCTGGATCAATGTCATTAAATGTGCCGAGCGGTACTTTCATTAGTTTCTCTTATAGCAGTTATTACTTAGAATGTCAAATGAAATCATTCACACAACTTCCAGTGAACATATGTTCTTTCATCTAAAATAATATGCCCGGATACCTTATACCATCTTCCCAAATAAACGGGATCACCATAGTGTTCGTAGCACCATTTTTCCAATTCGGATGATCCTTTAACCAATCTGTCAGTGCCCCAGACCGGTATTCTTATGAACTGCACATCTTCCCAAACACCATTTGTTTGTATTTTCTTTTTTATTTTTTGCGTTTGGGGGGAGTTTTGATCTGTGATAATTTCAATTATTTCCAAGTTAGAGTGAACCATACGTAATCCTTTTCGTATCTAAACTTGACATCCATCGTGTCTCCCTGATATATCCAGCGACAATGACGTTCATGCATGTCAATGTGTTCTTTTAGCCATGTCAAAACATCTATGTATTTTTTAGTAGTATGATTGATATTCACTGAAATTTCATACCAGCCAGGCTTAGTGTGTTCCCATCCACGAGCCTTGTCATAATGTTCTAACATGTTATAACCATCTTAGTGAGAAGAACATCGCAGACTCCTCATTATCAAAGTAAAAGGTTTTTATGGCAACATGGTCTATAGTTGATGGATAGCCCTTCACCCAATTGCTATAAGTACCTAAAAACCCTTTGCAATTATTAAGTGCCCATTTTTCCATATCATCTTCTTCGTCCCATCTATTTTCATAGTTGACGTTTACGTATACAATAACATCGTCTTCGGGCACGATCAATATCCTCCGACCTTTAGAATTTGTTTGATTTCATTCATTATGCCACGGTCCCTCTTTAGCTTTATTAGCCAATATTCCGGATTGATATAATCATAGATGTACTTCTGCTGAACCTCATCTAAAGATTCCAGAAAGGCAATGCCACTCTCGCAGTTATATAATATCCACGGGCTAATTTTACCATTTACTATCATCTGAACTATGCGATTTTTGTTGGCATAACGGAAGCAGTCTTTGCCCTGTATCTCTATTTCTTTGGCATGATCAATCATGGTTTCAACACTGCGCGCCACGGCATCAAATGGGTCTTCATCTTTCAGATACTGAATGAGAAACTTATTATAGTTTACATCACTACACCATTCGTGAAGTTTAATATTATTGTCAAACAACCAATCAACATATCGGCTGGTATTGATTGCTTTTATGTCAGAGCAGTAATGGCCAAACTTTACAAAAGCGGTATAGTATCTGGACTTCGCGAAGTCCATATAGGAAATGTTCTTTTTAAGATTGCTTTTTTTATAAAACGAAACCCATGCGTTGTATCCTATGCGGTTTGCAGTCTGGCCGCGCTCTTGCCATCTACGCTTATAATCACATAGATGGGTATACACAGTCTGTTCTCTTTGGAAGACACGATCACAAAAACTGCACTGGAAACTTGATTCAGTTTCCCCAGTCTTTTTCGTATTGTTGGATTTCTTCTTCTGTGACGATTTCACTTAATATCTCAATCTCATCGTATTTAATGTTTGGAAACTTACTGGCAAGATACATCTTTTTCTGATGATTGTCAATAAAAGTATTACACAAAAGTGTAATATCGTCATCGCCGCATGATGGGTAAATTTTCTTAAAATATTCTTTTACTTCTTTGGGTTTAGGGGTTTCACGTAGTTTAGTAACACGTTCTCTAATGTGCGGAATCCATTGATGAAACTGTTTGCCTATTCCCGGACTGGCTGCACATAGCATGAGCCATTGCAATTTTGGGTGCTTCTGGACATTTTCATTGAACATGTGAATGTTCGCATAGTAGTTAGAACTCTGTAGATAATATGATTGTACATCCTTGTTTGCTTTTACTGCGCTGACCCAATGCAGCATCATAAAAGGAATAAATTTTCTCTGTTGTTCGGGCGTCAATCTATCATAATAGGAGTAGTCTTTTTTGTCTATGGCAGCGAGAGCCTCAAACAGGTCAAAATCGATCTTTTCAAGTTTTTCTTCTGCTGGTGTTTTTTCTTTTGCCATGTTATGCCTTCAACATCGCCCACATTGCAGTCTTACTTAGATCATTTTCAAACTCGGGGTATAGTTCGTTAAGTCTGGTTGTATCGACCCCGATATACCCTCTATCCCGCTTAGAATCTATTTTATCACTGATGCCCCAAGCCGAATCTTCAACGATCTTAGTTTGAAGTTTATGACCTCTCCTGCCCCAGAATATGACATACTTTCCCGGAATATGCAGTATAGTATGTTCTTGGAGAGGAATGATACCCCATACTTTATCACTGGTGCCTTCTTTGCACCAACCAATAAATTTGTAATCCATTAGGTCACCTATAGTCTTCAGTTCATGAACATCACATATCAATGATAGTGATCATTGTCGTAGGATTTTGTGATTTTGTCAAACAAAGAATAATACTCTTTCTTGTATTCCTTAAATGCGTTTGATAGACCTACCCACACAATCCCACCAAACATTAGTATTGCAGAACTTGAAAGGAATATAAGACCTAACATTTTATATTCAAGTACCATACTCAAAAAACCAAGTGACCCCATTGCAAAGCCGGGGATTACGATTTTTCCATACTCGTCCAGTTCATTCCAGAACGCTACCCAAGACGCTACGATTTTTTTATTCCAGTACCACTGAGCGAATCTAAAAAAAATGCTTCATG